ATACGTTGAAGATGCGGCGGAGGAAGTTGAAGCGAACACGGCAATCGTTGACACGAACACAACTGCGGTTGTCGCCATCGCTGGCACATATACAGAAATCAATCAGGGCGCACACGCGAGCGCACCAACGTTGCGCAATAACGGAACCGCGTTGCAAGCGGGTGATTTATATTACAACACTGTCAGCGGCAAAATGCAGATTTGGAGTTAGTGGAAAATGGCATGGCAAGATTATATTCAAGTTGTTTTAGGTGGTCCGCTTGACGGCGTGACACCACCACCGATCATGTCGGGAAAGTTTGTTCTGCCTGATGGATATTTTCGCGGTGAAAACAATACCGTCACGCTCACGGCGGCGCGCTACTATTATGCTCTCAAATATATCAGTCGCATTGAAACGTTTTCCGGCGTGAAGTTTCACGATTCAGGAACGGGGAACAACGGCAAGAAAGTCAAAATTGCGGCGTTTAGCATAAGCTCTTTGACAGGTGCGTTAAGTGCGGTTGCTAAAAATTTTGGTGAGGTCACGTTAGATGCAACAGCCGGTATTGAGACACTGGCAAGTTCATGGACTCCAACCTATATCGGGTGGCACGTTCTAGCGCTTACGTCTAATAGCAACCCCGTTATCTATTCAATGGCTCGCGGCGCTCGTAATAGCGAAGTCGGGCAGCAACCAGTAGATGTTTATGATTCGCGCTTGGGCACTTTTGCCACGGATTTTTTCAGCGCTATAACGTCAGTTAACCGGCTATATAATCATGGTGATTATGCTGCTGGCACTTACCCAAACTTCCCCGAGGCAACTCCTCTTGCACCTACTGCGTCCATTGTGGACGCTGCAAATACGTTCCCCTTGTTCGGTCTATATAAGTAGGTAACACATGACAACCATTCCCGAAACCATCACCGATACCGACCCGAATAGCCCAACGTTCGGTGAGAAGGTTGTTATTCAGCATCCAGCATCACCCGCGATTCCGGTCACATACGACAGTGCAGATTGGCAAGAGTTTGCATATGGTGTGTTAGGTACGGTTGCACTTCCGGCAGGAACTACCGAACAAAAGATGCTAGCGGGAATCACGCGGTACGGCGAAATTCTTTTAGCGGGCCGCGCGTCCGTAAACCCCGCGACGGTCGCAGCATTTGAGCAATACAATCGCGCGACCAATTTCAGAAAAGACAAGGTGCAAGTATTTCTTGGGATCTTGAATCGTGATTCGAAAATTGTGACCAACGCGGAATTTGCCGCGATCATTGCAGCTAGGCCGAACGCTTAAAATAAATTTGATTCGGGAAAATCGTGATGCAGGGGCAACAGCAAGAGCGGCGCGAAAGCATACTGACTGAATCCGACTTTGAAAAAATTCATGGTATGTTCGTGACGATGCGCAGCGAAATACAAGCGACCATCGCGCGCGACCGTGAAGCATGGGCCGAAAGTCTTGGTTATGATGTTTCGAGCGTGGCAAGCCGTTCCGAAATTCGCAAAGATCACGAATTGGTTCGGGACATAAGACGCGCTAAAGGCAAAATCATGGGCGCGTTCTTCACCGGCTTTGGTAGCTCGGTTGTGCTTTGGATTTGGACCGCGTTTAAAGTCATGGGCGATGCGCAGAAATGAAAGAATTTTTAAAAGAAGATTGGTTCTTAATCCTCAAACGCGCGTGGTCCGTTCGGCTGTTTGCGCTCGCGGGTATTTTCCAAGCCGCTGAAATCGTCTTGCCGCTGTTCGTTGACTCAATGCCGCGATGGGTTTTTAGCGCGTTGACGTTGGTTGCGTGCATCGGCGGAATATGGGCACGCGTGGTTCCACAGAAAAGTTTGCATCATGGCAAGCCGGTTTAAAAAATCTGCGGGCGTTGCCGCACTTGCTGCAACGTTTGTCGGCGGCTTTGAAGGTGTGCGGACGGTCGCTTATTACGATCCTCCCGGTATTCCTACAATTTGTTTTGGTGAAACGCGCGGCGTGAAGATGGGCGACACCGCGACCATTGAAAAATGCAAAGCAATGTTAAACGCTTCGCTTGACGGTTTCAGCGCAGCAATCGACAAATGCTTACCGGCTGCGATACCCGATAAAACTTATGTCGCGTTTCTCTCGGCGGCTTACAATATCGGTGAAGGCGCATTTTGCGGTTCAAGCATGGCGAAGCGTGCGAACGCGGGCAACCTTACGGGCGCGTGTGATGCGCTGCCGTTGTGGAACAAAGTCACGATGGGCGGCGTAAAGGTTGCGCTTCCCGGTATCACACGGCGGCGCAATGCGGAACGCGCGCTATGTCTTGAAGGCGTGGCCGAAGGGGTCAAACTCAAATGGTAACGGCGGCATTGACAGCGGCGCGGTTCGTCGCTGCAAATTGGAAATGGTTTCTGATTGGTGCGCTCGCGCTCGCGCTCATGGTATCGCGCGCACGTCTCGCGGATTGTCGCGCTGATTTTGCAGCGTACAAAGTTGCAGCGATTGAAGCGGCTCAGAAACAACAAAAGCAATTCGATGAATCGGCGCGCAAGGCGGACAAAATTTATATTGAAGCCGCACCGCAAATCATCACGCAAACAAAAGTCATCACAAAATGGATTGCCGCAAATGTGGAAAATACTGCCGGTTGTCCTACTGTTGATCTTGTCCGCGTGTTCAACGCGAGCATTACCGGCGACGGACTTAGCGAAGCCGCAAGCCCCTGATAATTTGCTGCAACCCCCGTGTGAATTATTGACGGTTGCGCTCAATGTCACAACGCAACAGTTTGCCGACACCCTCGCGGAAAATAACGGGTGCAGCCGGTTGAACGCGTTGAAGCTTCGCGCGTTGCAATTTTGGGCGCGCAAGGTTGCGAAATGAGTTTCATATTTTTGGCGCTTGGCTTGTGGCGTTCGTGGTTGGGCGGTGGTATTGGTGCCGGGTTCCCGCCGAAGCTTGGAACCGTCACCCGTTATCTTGCGCTCGCGGTGATATGCGCAGCGGCAACGGGCGGTGATTGGACGCAGGGCGGTGTGGCGTTCGTGGCATTGCTCGCGATGGCTCGCGCCTTGCCGCATGGGCCGATGAATCGTTTTCCGCTAGGTCAAAAATCGGCTGATTTTATATTATCGACCGTTGGTGGTCCCGGTGGCGGGATTGCCCGTTATTTGGCTTATGCAGGGCTGCGGTACGGCGTTGCAGCGGTAATTTGTGCCGGTGTGCTTCATTGGCTCGAATACACGCCCTACGGGCCGATTTTAGGGGTTTGCGGGCTTATCCTGACTTATACCGGCTGCACCTATGCCGTTCATGCCGGGGCGCGTCTGCCGACCTTTACGCACCCCGGCGATGAAGCCGGAAATATGGGCGAACTAATTGGTTGGACTTTGCTAGGGTTGGCGCTCGCGCTCGTTTAATTTCGAACGCTTCAAGCGGCGGCGCTCGCGTTTCGCTTCGGCGGCTGCAATCGCGGCGGCGTCATCTTTGCGCGCGACCTTGTGAACGTCCGGTGTGTGCGCCTTGAACGTTCCGAAAGCATCGTTCGTGCTACTGAAACCGGCTGAACCTAAAATACCAAGCGTTGCAGCAATTAAACGTTTCATCTAGTTATCCCTTCCCCGCATCCACATTAAAAACGTCACGATAAGACCTAGTACGATCACCGCGACAGCAACGCCCGCGATGCTCGATAGGTCCGCCCAAAAAACATATCCCGAGTACATTAGAATTTCTTTTCCATCTTGTATGTACCCGTCACACCGCGACCGGTGCCGGAAGTGCGCGACACGATCCAACCATGCGGCGCGATCTTAGACGCAAAATATTTGACGCGCACGGTCGCAGCTTGACGGCTCGGTGCGTCAAGCGTGTCAATGATTGAATCAATTTCAACGTCATTGCTTGACCGGTCAAACAACTGAAAAAGTTTTTTCTCGGATGGCGTCAAGCCAATTTCGGCGGGTGTGGCGGTCATGGGTTATCTTGCCTTGTTTGTAGCGTTGATGATGTTGAGCGCCATAATCTTGACGTACAACGGCGGTTCGGCGCGCGGGCAAAACAGATTGAGAATGAAACGAATCATTTCGGCGTCACCAATGCCACACCATAAATCAACAGCGTGAAAAGAAAAGCGGTAATCGCGTTTAAAATAAGTTCTTTCACGTTGATGCACTCCCGTTCTGCAAAGCCGCATATTTCGCGGCGCGTTGATTGCGATGATGCACAACGCGTTCTTTGATTACTTCCGCTGCCAAATGCGTGTTGAGCATCCCGCGATCTTTTTCATCATTCCAAACGATGCGACCGGCGCACTTAACAACGCCTCGCGTGACCACATAGCAAACGTGTGCAGCAAGAAACGCGGACGCGGTTGAAGCGATCAACGTTTTACCGTTGTAAACTTTATAAGCGAGCGACATTGTTTTACGCCTTCTTCAAATCGGCAAGAAGCGCGACGGCTTCTTCCCATTGTTTCGTTTTGAGTGAAAGCCCGTAAGCGTGTTGCAGCTTGATTGCTTCAAGCAACTTAATCACGCGCTGTTCGTTTTCTTTGGTCATCGGTTATTCCTCCACGCAATTCATATTGATATAATTAAACTGCACGCCACCATCGGCACGCGCGCGGCGATAGACTTGGATATATTCGCCAGGGTTGACAATCTCGTAAGCGTGACGGAACGCGGCCAAAGCATCCTCCGATTTGCGCAACGCGCGTTCGGGGCAATCGCCAAACTTAGCCAACACGCGGCGGGCTTGTTCGGCGGTCATGTTCTCGATGAAGGCTACTTGTTCGTTTGTCATTTGGGCGGTTCCTTTGTTTGGGTTGGTCCGCCCATTATAGGCGGGTTGTCACCCCTGTCAATAAGAAAAGTTATTTATTTTCTACGGCGGCGGTGAAATCTTCCGCCTTGAAAGACGGGCCACGCATTGAGCGGCGGAATTGGCTGCGCATGATGTTTTGATCGCGCAAAAATGTATCAATCGCGGCGGTTGGCGTGGTCGCGCGATAGGTTCCCATATAAAAACCTTGTTTGCAGCGAACGGTCCAAAATTGAAATTCTTTGCGTGCCATCGGGGCGGTTCCTTTGTTTGGGTTGGTGCGCCCATTCTAGCGCACTCAACACCCCTGTCAATAAGAAAAGTTATCTTTTTTTCACGGTCCCGGCTTGGGTCAACGTTTCCTGATACGCGAGGCATTCGGCAACTTGGGCGGTTTTAACTTCGGCGGTGAAACCCTTGCGAACCATCGTTTCCACACCGCCGATAATGCCGCATTCCTTGCCGTCTTTTTTGCGCTTGCCGCGCAACTCGATATTACCACTCACGTCAAGGCCATGCTCTTTTTCAAGGCGAAGTTGGGCGCTTTGCTCATTGCTCAGAATTTCCGAAACAATGCACCAACCGGAACAAAACATATTGTCCGAGTAATACAGATCACCGACCGACAGTGTAAGGATTGAAACCTTGCGCATTGCGTCAAGTTTGCGTTGGGCGGCTGCACCGCGTTTAGTCAACTCGTAACCCGAACCGTGGCACTTGAAACAAGTAGTGCCATGCGTTTGGCAATAGCTGTATTGACCGGAACCGCCACAACGGCCACATGATTTATGCTCGAATACGGGGCGGGTTTTGTTTGTCATTTGGGCGGTTCCTTTGCTTGGTTGGTGCGCCCATTCTACACCCGTTTACACCCCTGTCAATAAGAAAAGTTATCTTTTATAAAAAGGTTCTAAACCCTTGTTTATGCGCAATTGGTCAACTAATTGACGGACTTCCAAGCGGGTCATGCGTTTGAACCGGCCAACTTTTCCTTTGCGGACGTTGTACCGATGGCCGTTTGCGGAGCTTATGCAGTAACCGCATGATTCGAGAAAATCGAAAAAATAAATTGATGACGTACCCGGCGCAAACTTACGCACCTTCGGCGGCTGTTCATTTGTCATCGGACTAAAAGCTTTTCAGCTTCGGCAATGTAGAACCCATAGTCAACGTTCCCCCAATTAAATTCCCGCGCGTCATTGCACTCAGTCACCAACCATCCCTTGTTGACTTCCGTTCGCCGGTCATCATACCGGCTTTTGTTGCCGGTGTGAATCGCCGGGTTCCATGTGAACGGGTCATGCTTCTTATATTCGTATTCCGAAATCCCGTTCTTACGTTTAAATGCTCCCGGCTGCGCACCTTCAACGGGCGGCGACACCTTGACCATTGAACCGCCGTTGCGCGTGGCATAGTACCGCGTCACCTTCTGTTGTGGCACGTCACCGACATAGAGCGTTGAACCGTGTGTTGATTTATAGACCATCATAAATTCAAACGGGTCCGCACACGCGCACACGGTCACGTCAACCGGAATGCCGTTCAACATCGCATCAACAGCGGCGCGAGCAACAATCGTGTGATTGATTGGTTGGTGCCAATGACCTGGACCGGATGACATTGACGCGGCGTAACCGTCGCCTATTTCAGGCGTCCAATACGAACCCTTTGTTTTCAGTTTCCCTTTCGTATCGACCGCTACATAATTATTCACGTCACGAATCCACATTGCCTTGTAATCCACAAACTCCAATTGCAAGAGCGTGAACGCTTCCCATTGTTTGCAGATCGCATCATAGATCGCGCGCGAGGTGCGCGGAATTTTTACTGTCAAACCGTCCGTATTAATTTGCATCATTGTCAAGCCGGGAACGTTTGCAAGCAACCATTCGGCAAGCATAGAAATCAGCAATTGACAGTTGAGCGTGATTCCCATTGTGAAGGCTGGATCATACAACGGCGAATAGATGTTGTTGCTATCACCATATGAACCGTTCGCGCCAAGTTTCAGCGCGGCATTTTCCGGCGTTCCCTTCGCATGTTTCGCGCGCTCAGTTGTCAACGCGGCATAGTGTTCAACAAACGCTTCGCCTAAGTGCGCGGGCGCGAGACGATTCACAATCGCGGCGTTCGGGTATAACCCTGTCACGTCCGCATCAACTATTTCATTTTCAGCATCGGCATGAAACGAACGTGACGTGACCGAACCATGAATGCCACCGGTTCCATAATCGAATTGAAATCCACCAACCGTTGCGCTGACACCTTTGAAAACGCCTTTCGTGCTGGCACGATCAGGGTTCATATCGTCGGGCTGCAAAGTTTGCGCGAGCATCCATTGATGGACGCGCTGAAACTCCGGGTGCTGAAATCGGATATACGGAAAAATTATTTCGCGCAACGGTATGTGCGAGCGGATCGTTTGGCGCGGTTGTTTGCGTCCGTTTTCATCGCGCGTCCAACACACTTCGCCTAAGCGCTGAATCAAAAGTTCTTTACCTAGCTTCGTGCTGTTGAAGTTCAACACGTCACCGGCAATCATTCCTTTTTCCAATAGCTTCCGGCGCAAATCAATTTCCGGCAAACTGATACGCGCGAAGCGGCGCGTTTCGCTTACGTCATGTTGACCGTAGCTCAACAGCGCGTCGATTTGTTCGCTCGTTAGAATGGTGCCGGGTTCAATCGGCATATTCACAAGGCGTTCCGCGCGCATGTTGTGCTGCAATCCTTTCAAGCTTTGCGAGCGTGCCACGTTGTCCATGTGCCACACTTTGAAAAGATCAATCTGCGAAATGATTCTATCGTTCGGCCAAATGTTCAACGCAAAGCGATTGCCGTTCTGGCTCGCGAAAATTTCTTGCGACTTCGCATAAAGCGTTTTGAATGTTGACGTGACCGGATTGCGCAACAGTTCGTGAATCAAAACGTAGTCATAACCGATATTATTGAAACCGACCATTTCAACTTGTTCGCGCGCGAGGTAATCCAACCATTCGAGCAATGCGCGTTTATCGTCGCGGCGTTCGCTTATTTCCCATGTGGTAAAGTCATCGCGATCAAGCGACACCGCGCAACATGAAAACAAATTCGGGTAGCATTCCAAGTCATAAACAATCACGCGCGCACCAAAGAAAAGTTTTTATTTATAAAAAAATGGGCGGGTGTGGAATCCCTTTCACACCCGCCCAAAATCCGCGTTTTACCGTGGAGGCTGACCCGGCATAGGCGGATAGTTTGGTTGACGCTGTTGACCCGGCATCGGCTGTTGCGCAGCGTTATGAACAAAATCATGCGCGGGCGGCGGTGCCGGTGCATAGGCGGGCGGCGGGTTAGTAGGGGATACAGTCATCGGCGGGGTTCCCGGTGAGCCTGGAAAGCCCGCATGGGGCGCTGATGGGTACACCGCACCGGGCGCATGTGCGGGCGCTCCCGGTGCCGGGAAAGGGGCGGGCGCTCCCGGTGTGCCTCCCGGCATAGGCATTGACCCTTGCGGCACAATCGGCACGGCGGACGCACCTGCCGGGAGCGCGACAGCTTGACCACCGAACAACGCCATTGCATCGGGTCCGTTAAAGATGGGCGTACCGTATCCCAAAAATTCGAGCATGTCGGGATTGATATAAAGACCCGGAACCGAACGCGTTCCCGGCTTGCCGTTGTGCGCTTTGATCGTAAGACCGACACGCACATAGTCGCCGGTTTTAATGTCGGTAAAATCAGCATACGCGCCGTTGACGTTGCGCACACAACGCGGGCCAAATGACTCGGTTGAGATATTCAAGACATAGTGACCGGCGTAACCTTCGCGCGCGGAAAACGGCTGACCCTTATCGTCAACCCCGTCACCGTCTTTATATTTCCAGGCGAAATTCTGCGGAGGATTTTGTGGGAACAGCGTTGCGGCTTCCGCTGCCATCGCTTGCCACACCGGACCAAATTCATGTTTGGGAATCGCGATACCGAAAGCCCATTGCATGATGGGTTGACCCGTCGCCGGATCACGAACCGGTTGATTCGTGTTTTGGTCAATCTTCGGCTTTGCGGTGAGGGGATGACCCCACACGATGCGCGCGGCTCCCGTGATAATTTTTGTAGGCATAGTTTTCAGTCTCCTATTGTGGGTTGAAAAGTTTCTTTGCGTCTTTGTCGGTATCAGCGCGGACCAACTTGAAGCCGGTTGACGCGCGTTCGGTGAATGCGGCTGCAATCGTTTTATCAAGTCCCGCTTTCTCAGCTTGTGCGGGTGTGATGAGCGATGACTTTTGCAGCTTCGCAACATCAACGCCACCAAGCATTGCGATGGTTTCGGCGTCGGTGCCTTCAATCCATTTGCGGTTGCCTTGGCTTTGTTTCAACGCCCAACCCGGCACACCGCCTTTAGACGTTGCAAGCGATTTGAGCGCGTCGGTTCGCACTTTCAAAGCATCACCCGCGCGTTCCAACAAATCCAATTCATACGAAATTTGCAAGTCTGTCAAGTTCTCATGGTACGTGTGCAAGGTCACGTCAACAGCGGCAAGAGCGGCTTGACGTGCAGCGGGACAAGCGGCGGCGCGGTCACACTTATAGCAATGCGGTCCCGTTGTGACCGTGTTGGGCAACGATTCAAAACGCGCGTTGATTTGATGATAGAAGTTTTGAATCGCGGCGTTGTCAATGATCCATTCGCGCATTGTGCCGTTACCGTGGAACGGTCGCGGTTGATAGATCGTAAAAACGATGCGGTGCGGTTGCCAACCGAATGTGAACAGCGCTCCAATCGCATACGCGATCAATTGCCAATTCATTTCCGGTTCAACGATTTTCCAACCATATTTCAAATCGTCAATGAAAAGCGTTGCCGTTGCCGGATCAAACGAAACAATATCCGCGCGACCTTTAATGAACGCGTTTGCAGTTGTCCAATCAACCACGGCTTCCGTTGCCGTCGATAGGTTGCGGCGTTGAATATGCTCAATGACCGGTGTGAGATATTCAACCATTTCGCCGGTCACGATATGGCCGTGAATGTTCCGATCAATCAATTCATCGGCGCTTGATACAACTCCGGTCAAAACAAGCTGCACCAAACCGTGCGCGGCGATACCTTCGCGCCTTTCATCCGTCACCGCGTCGGCGGATTCAAGCGCACCGATTCCGAGGTATCCACCGCATCCCATGATGCGGTGGAGTTCGCTTGCGTTTATTGTGGGGCGTAATTCCATTACACCACACCGCGTTTGCGCAATTCCTCAATCACGTTCGGCAACAGTGAAGCGTGCGAGGTGGCAAGCGCGGGAATCGAAGGCAGTTGGAAGTGCGCGACAAGTTGACCGATAAACGCTTGGTCAATTTTCTTATCGCGAAGTCCCGCACCGATTGCGCCCATGACTTGCTGGAACGTGAGCGATGACGGCGCGACCGGTGCAGCCATCGGTGCCGGTTCGGGCATTGGAGCGACGGCGGGCGGTGCAGCCATCGGTGCCGGTGCAGCCATCGGTGCCGGTGCAGCCATCGGTGCAGTTTGCAAGAATGCGGGCGGCTGGAAATTGTCATCAATCTGCCGTTCAACCGGTGCCGGTGCAAATGCGGCGGGTGCCATCGCGGGCATTGGTGCCGTCATCGGCATTGGAGCGGGACCAAACAACGCTTCGGGCGATTGCGCGACCGGTTGAACGTTGACCGGTGCAGCGGCGCGCAATTGTGATTCAACGGCGGCAATCGTCGCGTCATCAACACCGCGACGGCCACGCCATGAACCGTCCGCATTTTTCGCTTTCGTCTTTGCGTGGATTCTTTCATCCCAAGGCAAGCCGGTTGAATCGACTTCGCCGGGAACGGTCGCGGCGTGATAATCGGCGGCGTCCGCGTCAAGATCAACCATCACGAACGGGGCGGCGGGTTGAAGCGTTGACGGCTGCAACGGGGCGGCGGGTTGAAGCGTTGACGGCTGCAACGGGGCGGCGGTAACGGGCGCGTGTGACGTTGTGCCGTTAAGCGCTTTCAAAATTTTGGCGAGTTCGTTCGGGTCATCGGTAGAAATTTGAAGATTGAATTTCATGGTGCGGGTAGCTCCTTTGTTATAAATTGACATTGTGCAGAATAAATATATTGTCAGTTGTGTCAAGCGCAATTTATGGGGCAAAAATATGCTTTTTGAAGTATGGCAAACGGCCAATGAGAAAGTTGAACGGCGTTGGTTCGTCCGTCACATTATGTCGCAAAATGACGTGATGGGCATTCGCGGCGGACTGAAAACAGAAGCGCAAGCGCGAGCATACGCGGCGGAATTTGAAGCGTCACCTTTCATTTGGTATTTCACCGACCCGCAAGACTTGAAAAATTTAAATGATATGGATGCACTGATTGAGTTCGTTACTACAACCCGTAAGAAAGTGATGGAAGCAAAATGAAAATTTTCACTGATACTCTTGTTGAGTTGAACGAAGCGATTGACGTACATGAGGCGAACGGTTGGACACTCATGGAACGCGTTCGCACGGTTGACGGAACTTATACCGCGACACTGGTACGCGCACCGGATCAAAACAAAGATCAGCAAGAAATTAAATTCAAGTGACCGAACCCGCCGAAGATTTTTTGACGAATCTAGGATACGTCAAGCCTCAATCGTTTGAGGAAAGTTTGCGCGCGTTCATGGGTGAGCGTGACGTTATAGTGACTTCCGAGATTATGGAATTTTGCGGGTTCACTACTCCTAGACAAATGGAAAATGTCACCCCGATTATTGAAAGCTTGGGGTATGTACGCGCTCAATTGAAAGATGAAAGCGGCAAGGTCAATTCGGTCATCAAGAAAATAAAAAACTTTTCCGTTGTGTTGTCAAAAATAATGCAACGCGATTTTGTGCCAACTTCCGAAATTATGACAGCGTGCGGGTTCACGGGTGCGGTTCAAATGAGTCAAATATCTTCGCTCCTTGAATCTTTGGGTTATGAAAAAATAAGAATAAGAAACCAAGCCGGGTATCAAAAGAAAAGGGATTTTCTCGATATAGTATCTAAACTAATAAACAATCGTGATTTTGTTGCTTCGTCTGAAATCGCACAAAAATGCGGTTTTGATTCTATCAACCAAATGAATAGGCTTACACCTATTTTCAAAAAGTTAGGTTATAAAAAAATAAGAACAAAAGGCGTTTACGGCTACACCAAAGAACAGACAAAAAAGAAAGCCCGCACAAAATGACCGAATTTCGCCCGTATCAGACTAGCCTTATTGATGACATTTATAGCGCGTGGCGTGGCGGCGCGCGTAACGTTCTCGCGCAGTTGCCAACGGGCGGCGGTAAAGCGGTCATCGCTCGCGGTATCGTCGCGCACCATAACGGCGCTTCGTTGATGATGGCGCACCGGCAAGAGTTGGTTAGCCAATTGAGTTTGCACCTTGCGCGCGAAGCGGTGCCGCATCGGATCATCGCGCCGAAAGGCGTTGTTGCCAACATTGTCAAAATTCATCGCGAAGCAGTTGGCAAATCTTTCATGAGTCCAACGGCTGCAAACGTTGTCGCGTCCGTGCAAACGCTCGCATCACGCGGCGACGATCACGAATGGCAAAAACAAATCAGCCTAGTGATACCGGACGAAGCGCACCATTATTTGAAAGCGGGAACGTTCGGTGCAGCGGCTTCAATGTTCCCGAATGCTCGCATGGTTGGTTTCACCGCGACACCGCAACGCGCGGACGGTCGCGGACTTGGCTCACATGCTGATGGAATTTTTGATTCGATGGTTGTTGGTCCGTCGATGCGCGAGCTTATCAATCAAGGTCACTTGTCCGAATATGAAATTGTTATGCCGCGCACAAGCTTTGACCGTGAACACTTGACCATCGGTAGCACGGGCGATTTTACCGCGAAAAGTTTGCGCGATGAATCCGAACGCGCGCAAATCGTCGGTGATGTTGTGAGCAATTATCTAATGTGGGCAATGGGTTCATTGTGCGTTGTGTTCGCGGCGTCGGTTGATGCGGCTGAAAAGATCGCTGCGCAGTTCAACGCGTGTGGCGTTCCGGCTGCGTCGATAAGCGCGAAGAATGATGATTACGAACGCTTCGGAATTATGCGTAGATTTGAAGCGCGCCAACTTCATGTGCTTTGCAATTGTGATTTGTTAGGCGAAGGCGTTGACGTTCCGGCGATTGAAACCGTTATCATGGCTCGCGCTACGCAATCGCTCGCGGTGTTCTTACAACAAATCGGGCGCGCGTTGCGACCCGCACCGGGCAAAAGTCGCGCGCTCATTATCGACCATGTGAGCAACGTTCGCGAACATGGGTTGCCGGATCGTCCGCGCCGTTGGTCGCTCGATGCAACCGTGAACAAGCGCGAAAAAGACCCGGACGAAATACCGATTACGCAATGCGATAATTGTATGCGCGCATATGAGCGAATTCACAAATCATGCCCGCATTGCGGACACGAACGAATTCCGGCGATATACGAAGGGCGGCGCACGATTGAACAGGTTGAAGGCGAGTTGATTCTATTGGACGCGGCAACGCTCGCAGAAATGCGCGCTGCCGTCGATTTAGAAGCCCCTGGAAGCGTTGCGGCGCGTGTTGGTATGGTTGCCGGTGAGAATGCCGCAAAGCGTGCTGCACGGCTGCAAATTGAGCGGATAGCATCACAAACCACATTGGCAAACGTCATCGCGATATGGGCGGGAAAGCAACGCGCGCTAGGTCGCGCCGATGATGAAAGCTACCGGCGTTTTTGGCATTGGACCGGCCACGATGTTTTGACGGCGCTCAGTTTGTCGCGCGCTGATATGGATGCACTCGCAGCAAGGATAATGAAGGATGAGACGTAATGCGCGAATCATCCGTATCACAACGCGTTCAACTTGAAGCGGCGGCGGAAGGCGTCACGTTGCTGCGAAATAATAACGGGGCGGCGTTCGATAAAACCGGGCGATTGATTCGATATGGATTAGGACACGTTGCGCCCGATCAACCTTTGCGTTCGTCCGATCTTATCGGTTGGACTCCCATGGTAATTACGCCCGCGATGGTTGGCAAAGTTGTTGCGGTTTTTACGGCTGTTGAAGTCAAAACCGAAGGATGGAAATTGCCAACGGATGAGCGCGAGAAAGCACAAGCGAAATTCCTTGACCTAGTGCGTCAATCGGGAGGCTTGTCAACTTTTGCAACGTCTGTTAAAGACGTGTTGAGGCTTATCAGTTTAACAAGGGGTTCAACATGACTCGCAAGGAAAGTATTATCAAAGCTGGCTTGGAGTGTGCAGCGAAAGGCGGTATGTCCGCCGTCACGTTGTCCGAAGTCGCGCGTAAAATTAAATGCTCGCACGGCACAGTTTCGTTTCACTTCGGCGGCGTGACCGGATTGCAGCGCGCGGTAAAAGCGGCTGCGATCAAGAGCAAAGATGCACGCGTGTTGCCGTGGTTGCGCGCTGCCGGTGAGAAGGTCTAAGCGTCATGGCGAAGAACCCCACACCCGCCAAGCCGCGCACGTTCAAACATGAAACACGATGGGCCGTAATTTTCGGCGGTGAGTTGTTTGATATGCGCGCCAAAGAAAAAGACGCGCGCGAGTTGGCGCGCATCATGTATGCCGATCAAAAAACATACGCGGCGGCGTTGCGCACCAAAGCGGCGGAAGTTTTGAAGGTTGATATTAGACCGGCGAAAAAAAAATAATTAGGCTTGTTCCAAAACCCGCGCGTAATCCATCGCGCGGGCTTCTTTCAATTTGCGCAACGCTTCAACCTTTTCCGCGAGCGGCGCGCGACGGTTTTTAATTTCCGTCAAGCCGCGTTCGTAGCGCCGATCTATCGCGCGAAGTTTGCGCGCGGCGTCGGGGTTGTTGGTGATCCAGGCTTGACCGGTCATTGCTTCGGTTCCTTTGCACGCTCGACGGTTTGCTGTTCAAGCAATTTTTGAAGTTGATAGCCGCACGTTTCGCCAAACTTTGCACCGCAATATTCACACGGTTCGTTGCGGGTGAGCGGTTGACCGTTGGTGCACTTGTTTTCCATTTTAGTACACCGCGAGAAAGTGAGCGGGCGACTTGCGCAGTTCGCTCGCGCCGTGCAAGCTTTTGCGCTTCGCGTGGAAGCCTTTC